ACCGCGACAGCATTCGAGGCCATCAGGAGCGATGAGGACATGCCCGTCATGCCCATGTCGGTGGTGTTCGATGTCCCGGTGATGGCAGACGGAATGAAGAAACCGACCTTTGTTCCGGAGCGCCACCACTTCACCGTGCCCGTAACAGTCGTCGTGAAACCCGTAAGTGTTGCAGTGAACGAGCCCGATTCCTGCGTTGCCACGGTCTTGTTGTTGACGAAGAGATACTGGCCGGCAAAGTTCAGCCCAATGGGGGCAAGTCCGAGTCTCGAAATCGAGGCAATGACATTCCAGCCGCTCTCGGCGTCGTTGCCGGTCTCGATGAGCAGCTGATTTCCTTCCGCCCGAATACGCCACTTTCCGCTATCGGGAGAGGCGTCAGTCTCGGAAAAGATGAGCTGAGGAGAGGTGTAGGTCAGCCGAAACTGCTGGGCCGTGTTTTGATTTGAGGGAACGTCGTCCCATGTCTTCAGTGTCACCCCGGCCGCGTTCTTCAGAACTGCCTTGTAATTGGGGAGCGTCGGATCGAGATAGATTGGGCCGAATGCACCAGATGAGTCCGCGGTGACGGGATTTGCGTTTGGCGTATTGAGCGCACTATCGGCGTATGTGTTCTGGGGTGTCGAAGTGCCGGCCTGCGTAAAAGTCAAAGTCGCTCCGGCCATGGGTGCACCGGCACTCGAGAGCGGCGTGACTTCCGGCAACGTGAAGAGCGCAGCCATTAACGCGTCCCCGTACGGCGCTGGGTGAGCGCGTTGCCGGTCGCTACGGCTGCGGGCGCGAGAGCGTTTAGCGGCGCCGCTGGCGGCGGTACAGGTCCAGCTGCACCACCACGGCCGAGGCTCTGATACCAGTTCGACGCGAGGGCCGCGCGGATAGCCGGACGGCTGAGGGCCGCAGCGGCCGCAGCCGGATTGTGAACAGCAGCCCCGGCGCCAACCAGATAATCAACAACGTCCAGAGGACCCGTGTTGCGAAGCTTGCTGACATCCTGCAGCACGCGATCATACGAGCCATACAGCTCGGCGATGTCCCGGAGTTTCCCGGAGAGCGGGATGTTATGTTCGAGCTGGCTGGCAAGGGCTTTCGCCGAGACGTTCTGACCGCGGATAGCGTCCTGCACAGAATGGATTTTGGCAAGCCGTACACGCGCTGCCTTGTAGCGCGAGACGAGGTCGGTCAGGCCCTGCGCCTGTGCGGCGCGCTCCATCTGGTCATCAAGCACGTCTGCCAGCTTTCGCTGCGCGTAGCCGAGCGCATTCTGCTCCGGGGCATTCAACGCCTTGATGTTCTTCGAGGCGTCGGCGCGAAGCTGGCGCACCTTGGCCACTGCATCGGCAGCATCGAAAGATGCCTTGTTGCCGTAGATTTCCTTGAGCCGCGCAACTGAGGCGGGCGTGTCCTCTGCAAACGATGCAGCACCGGAGCGGTCATCGATGCTCGAAATCGCATCTCGATAGGCCTGGTCAGTGGTTACCTTGCCGAGGCGGCCCACTTCGTCGTACACGCGCCCCTCTTTTGCGGCTTCCTGCGCAAGCACGGCTGGCGTCGGGCGTACACCTTCCGGCAGTCCGATTTCATCGGCCGCGGCCGCGTCGACCACCTTGGCGTTCTGCTTCGAGAGTGTGCGCTCGAGCTTTGCCTGCCCGGAGATGCCTTCTGCCACCGCCCCAACGGAACGCTCCTGCTGCGAGGGCAGAAGCTTGATGTTCAGGCTCTGCGCCTTCGCCTGCATTTCCTGCTCAGGCGTCGGGTGAATCTGACGCGTCATGTCCGCCATCGCGCGCGTTTCGGCGTTTGTCGCGACTGCATTCTTGACGGCCTGCACGCCCTGGTAGAGCGGCACAACCGCGCTTGCGGCTCGCGCAGCCGCGGGAGCCTCGCGCATCAGGGTTTCCGCGAAGGGGCTCACCTTGCCGACCTCGGTTGCAGCCTTGTCGGCGTACTTCACGATTGGCTTCACGACGGGCGCAGTGATCGCCGATAGTGTGCGTTCGCCTGCCTGACCGCTCGCGGTGTGTGGCTCGTAGGTCAGGAAGTTCTGCACACGGTTCTGCACATCACTCGGAACGACGTCCGAGCCGAGTGCATGTGCAACCGCAGCACCGCCATAGGCAACACCGGCAGGAATAGAAGCGACTGCGCCCGTAATGCGCTTGGCGAGCATCTCCGCGCCTCCGATGGGCGCCATGAGCAGGCTCGGCTCCTTAGCTGGCGCCGGCGGCGCGGGCTTCGCATCCGGGAACTGCGCCCACGGATCAGCCGATGCGGGAGCGTCCTTCGGCGCGTCGGGAAATTGATCCCACTGATCCGCCATTACGGCCGCACCTTCACGCGTCCATCAGGTGTCACGAACTGAGTGCCGGGAGGCAGTGCCATCGCTTCCTGAGGCGTGTTGACGCGGACCGGACCATTCCCAGCGGCTGGCTGAGTCGGCTCCAGAACCTGCTTCGTGCGCGGCGAAAGGAACTTGTCGAAGTCTTTGAGGTTCGTGCCCTGCTCATATTGCTGGCGCAATCCTTCGAGTTGCCCTCCAAGAAGCTGCTGCCAGGTTTGGATCACGCCTTTCAACTGTGCAGGAGATGCAGCGGCCTTGATCTGCGCCTGCGCTTCCTGTCGATCTGCCAGTGAACCACCGGAAGCGGTCACGGCCTTCACCACTTCGTTCGCAACGATGTCGCGCGCGCTCGTGAAGCTCGTCGGCGCGGGGTTGCCGGTCTCCGTCTTCCAGAGATTGGATATCTGGTTGATGCGCTGGATATCCCCATTGTTGAGCGCATCAGCAAGCCCGGAGAGCGTGTCGAGGTGCGAGATCGCGACGTTGAGTGAGCGCGTCGTACGGCCCTCCGTGCCCGAGGCAAAGGCGCGCATGGTCGCGGTCTGCGAAACATTCGTGCCGGCGCGGTAGTCGGGGTTGATCTGGCCGACGCGCGCCATGACCTGCTGGCCCCACGGCGAGCGCATGGCAAAACCGGACAGCGCAGGGATTTGACCGTTCGCGATGAGCTGCGCAGTCTGCTCGACCGAATCCGTTGTGAACTGCTGCGCGGGAGGCGGCGTCTTCTTGATCGACGGAACATCGGGACGCGGCTGCCCCGTAACCGCGTCGCGCGGTTCTTTAGTGCCTCCCGCGTCTTCAAATGTCACCTTTCCGGGCTGTGTTATCTGAGACTTGAAGCCACCTCCTGGCTGGCGCGTGACGAGCGATTCGCCGGGGGCGAGCTTGATCGGCTGCTCAATCGGCGCAAGCGCGCGCAGAGTGTTTTCGAGCGTCGTGTCGTCATCATTGGCGATGTGCTGCTGGATGGTCGCCTGATCGGTTCCCAACGCGCGCAGGAGTCCACCGAACTGCGAGAAAGTGCTCGTAAGGAACTGCCGGCGCTGTTCCGGGGGAACTGCAAGCGCCTGTTGAGCAATGCGGCCTAACGTACCCATCGCGCGATCCTGAAGCGCGGCGCGATTGGTCTCGAACTGCTGGACCTGCTCGGCCTGACTGATGAGTCCGCGATTCAGCAGATCAGCTGATGTGGCGCCCTGTTGAAGCGCATTGCGCGCCTCGGCATCCTGCTGGCGCTGCAGCTGGAGAGCCTGTGTGCGCTCGTTCGCCTGTCGCAGTGCGATTCCGGTCTGAAATCCGCGCGCCAGAGCGCCCGAGTCGAAGTAGTTTCCATATTGGGCATACTGCGGTGTAGGCATGACTCATCCCCTTCCGCCGCCGCCATACATGCCGGCCCAGATCGAAAATATGTTCTGACCCTTGCTGTGCTGGGCGTCGTAACGATTCCAGAACGCGGCATCAGCACCGAGGATTCCCGACGCGCGCGCGTCCCCCGAGCCCACCATCAGGTTTGCGATGTTGTTCGAGGTGTTCGCGCCGGCCTGTGTCACAGCATTCGTCGCGCTCTGGCCAATGCCAGCGAGCGCTGCCTCGCGATTGAAGTAGTTCCCGAACTCCCCTGAGGCGAGATTGCTGTTGTACTCGTTGAGCGCCTTCAGCGCGTTCCCCGACTTCGCTCCACCTTGGGCACTGAATGAGTTCTCTATCCCCTGCATGCCCTGAGACTTGCGGAACTGATAGTCGGGCGAGGTGTAGAAGCTCGACATGTCGCCGCCTTGGAGGGCATTCAGGCGGCCAAGAGCTGCAGTTCCCGTATCGAGGTATGGCTTATAGTCCGCGCGCTGCAGATCGAACTCGCGCTGCTGTTCAGCGGTTGCTGCATCGTAGGCTTTTGCCTGAACGTTCGCTGCCTTCTTGTTGGCCTTCGCTGAAATGAAGCCCTGAACGAATCCGCTCATAGCGCCCTCTGCCAAATCGTCGCATCAACTCCAGAGCCGCGCAGATACGCGCGTTCGAGCACGCCGATCGGTCGCATGCCAAGCACACGACAGGTCGCGGCGATACCGGGTTTGCCACTTTCCGCAATGCCAATCAGACACGTGGCGGGAGTGTTCTCACGAATCCATTTCAGCGCCTCGTGCAAGCCTTCCTTGACGTGCCTGCGCGCACCGGCCGGGAACGTGACGTGAATGTTCCATGCGCCGCCCCATGCCTGATTGACCGAGATCACGCCGCAAGTACCTGGTCCCGTCACGAGCAGATGCGTCTGTCCGTCGCTTGCCTGCGCATCCCTTGGAGTCGTGTCATCACCGATGTCCCGCGCGCACATCTGCATGATGGTCGTCACAAGCGCGAGGTCGTCGGTGCGAGTGAGCGTAATCATTTCGCCGCCCATCCCGTTGCGGTTGGAGAAGTCACGCCACCGCTTTCCTTCACGTACAGCGTCGTGCTGGCGCCTCCATCGGTGCGTAGATAGAGAGAACCCTGAGGGGCCGTCACGACGCTCTCGGGCGATCCTGTGCCCGTATAGAGCCCTTCGATCGGTGTGTTTGGCGTGCCAACCAGATATTGGCCGGTGAGAAAACTCGTCCACTCGCGCACCACCTGCGGAATGGCCGTGAACGGCCGGATAGAGAAGAGCCTCATACTCGTCCTCCCTCCACCGTCAGAATCGTATCGGTAATCGCAACGCGCACCGGATCAGACACGCTGGCGCGATAGACGCGTTGCTGTGCGCTGCCGAGCCGATCCCACGCTACTTTCTGCCGATATTGACCGATCGCGCCCAGCGAGCGATTGGGCATCGAAGCCCAGGTGACACCGCCATCATCGCTGTACTCGAGCATGATCTGCGGGTCAGAGCCCTGCCCCGTCGTGAGACCGACCCCCACCTCACAAATCATCTCCAGCCGTCGATGGAAAGCTCGGCGGCCTTCCGCATACACCGGCTGATACGTCCAGCTCATGCGCTGCGTGCCGCCCCATTCGTCGTAGTCTGTGGCCGAGAGATAGCCGATCTTGTTGGAGGTCACATCACCGACGAGTTCGCGACCAAACGCTTGCGCGTGCACACCGGCATGCCAGTAGTCCGCGGCATAGGTCTCCCGCTCGTGCCACTCAGTGGTTGTGGCATCGTAGACGAACGTGCCTTCCGGGAATGTGAGCACGTAGAAGATGTGCCCGTCCTGCGTGTAGGAGTAGGCTCGTCCCGAGCCAATTGATACCGTCGTGAGAAACTGCTCCACCGCATGCGTCGAGATGCGTACCGGCGTGACACCCGAGAGCCGGCGTACGGTGTAGTCGTTCGCGACCCAAAAGACTGAGTTGTCGCACTTCGCCGCGGTCTGTGCGTTGAAGCAGCCGAGTTCGATGAAACCATTCGCCACGCGCGTGAAGGGAAAGCCAGAGATGCCGGAGTTCTCCCAAATCTCTATTGACTCCTCGCCGAGGAGAATCGCTTGGCGATGGTCTGGGATGAGTCCGCGGAGGCGATCCGGCGAGCCTTCCGCGGTTGCAAAGTTGAGCGCGTCAAAGCTCGTCACCGAGCCCAAGTCGAAGCCGCCGAACGTATCGGAGTCCGGCACGGTGAAGAGCAGAAAGTTATCGAGGAATCCAATGCTATTGGCACCGAGTGCGGTGAAGTCTGCGTCCGTGACCTGTCCGAATGTCGAGCCGTCGTAGTAGTACGCGTCGGGCTCATTCACCACCATGACCGCCTCGGTGTTTGCGGCCATCCAGAGATTGCCCGGAATGCCAACACTGCCGAGAGCGGTTGCGCTGCCGTTGGAATCGATTTTGTAGAGACTCGAACCCGACACAACGAAGAGATAGCCGAGCGCGGCAAGCATCGCAGCGATGTTGCCGTTGCCAACCGTGATCCAATCCGTCACACCCGGCGTGCGATTGAGAAGAATGGGTGCCTTTGCGTCCTTCGGCAGGGCTTCCGCAAAGCAGTTGACGAGCCGCGCGGTGCTCGCTGGCGTAGATCGAAGTCGGTAGCTATGCGTCGGCAGTCGTAGCGACGGCATGCCTCACCCCGTGAGCCAGCTGAAAAAAGGGTTGAGCCGATCACCTGTGCCAAACGGCTGATCGGCCATTTCCGCCGGCTTCAATGCTGCACAGACGTGTACATTCAGGAAGTGCTGCATGCCGGCCATGGCCGCTGCGGCAAGTTCCACCGACACCGAAGCGCCATAGTTCGGTGCAAGACGCGTCGCGAGCATCGACGTGAAAGCGTTCTCGAACTCCGCAGCCAACGGAAAATCCGCGCTGGTGTCGGTTTGCTCGAACCACTGAATCGGGCCTATCTGCCCTTCAAGTTCTGCAGCGAGCTGATTCAGCTTCCGAAGGGCGTGCGCAGCCTGCTCCGCCGAGGGCGTCTGCACTTCCGTGATGACCCCGAGTTCGCGCAAGGCGTCGGCGATGACGTCGCTGTTGGTGCTCACAGCTTCCTCAGCACGAAGCCCCAGGAATGCTCCTGCTCCTGAACGGCAAGCGTCTCGAAATCCCCCGTATAGATCGCGCGATAATCGGTCATGTGGGTCTTGCCGACTTGATTCACGTATTCCTGCTGACGCAGGAATGCGAGCGTCCAGCGAGTGAGTACGCGCTTGTGACCCGGATCGCCCCATGCCCACGGCGAATCCCACATAGGGCAAGAGCCGACGAAATAGCCGCCGGGCTTGAGGATTCGATGGAACTCCTGCCATTGAGCGAAGAAGAATCGCCAATCGCCTTGCGACCCGCAGTGCTCGAGCACCTCATACGCATGAATCTCATCGAACGAGCTGTCCGCGAACGGGTACGGCAAGACGTCGAGGTCATGAACGACATCAGGATTCGCGCGCGCATCCGTATCGAGCGTTGTCAGATTCTCGAAGTGCTCACCGATGTCATAGAAATGAATGCGTTTCACGCGGCTGTGACCGCAGCCGATCAGAAGTTCGCGTTTCTCGGAAGGCTTCAGAACGGCATTCATGCCACACTACTCATGGCAGCATCCGCCTTGTCTTTCTCGGCGGTGAGCCACTCGAAGAGATTGCCCTTGTAGCCACCGTGGACGAACGTGAAGTTGGTCCACACCGGAATGTTCTTTCCGGTGCGCTTCACATAGTCATCACAGAAACCGAAGTCTTCCCCGATGAAGCGGGCGCCATCCTTGGGCGCCCATTCGCCATCGAAAGACGTGTGGAATACCCACGGCACGAGCCCGTTCTGGCCGTGAATATGGATCTTCGGAGCTACTGCTGCTGCCTCTTCGAGCACATCACGACGGATGCACAGGAAACCAGTCGGCACGCGATCGCATTGAAGCCAGTCATCCACGAACCACAGGCCGCCTACCTCAGGATGAGCAACCCCGCGGAACGGATATTCTTCGGGTTCCTGTCGTCGCCGATATACGCCCGCGCAGACCGGATGTCCTGATCTGATGAGACCGATGAACGCATTGGGATGGAAGCGCAAATCCGCATCCACGAAGAAGAGATGCGTTGCTTCAGTGATCTCCTCCAGAAACTTCTTCACATAGATGTTTCGGGCGAGATCGATGAATGCGCCGTTGCCCATGACGCACGCGGTAATTTGCACTCCATGCAGCGGGCAGCAGAACGCCGCCTCCGCAATACTCTGGGAATAATCTGTCGTCACGCGTCCGTCGTAGGCCGGCGTGCATACATAGGCATGGAGCGCTTCGGGTTTTTGCTTGTGCTTGAACGCCATGGAAGAAGGGGCCGTTTCCGGCCCCTCTCCTTGTTACACGATCAGGGACTGCTGGTAGAGATTGCGACAGGCCAGTTCCGGCAGCAGTGGCGCAAAGCCCCACAGCACATCCAGTCGGCCGGCCACGCGGTCGTTCAGCACGTCGTACTGTTGCACGAAGCGCATCGAGACCGAATCGGAAACCGCGCGCGCACTGGAAGCTCCGTACTGCGACACGTCCTCAAGATCCACGAACGCGACCGCAAAGGCGTCCTGATGGAAGAAAAGATCCTGTCCATAGGCCGTCGAGGCTGAGCCGATTCGGGTCACGGTCAGATTGTCCGTGTCCGAAACACCCGAGAGCGTCACGTTCTGGTACGCGTTGCCCGAGCCTCGAATGAGCGCCGGCTTCACGGTCACCGTATAGGCCGTAGCCGCCGTGGTGAGCGTCACATCCGATTGCACCACGAAGGTCTGCAGACGCCCGAGATTCGCCTTGCTCTCATGATGGACTGCATACACGCCCGAGAGCGTGATGATGTCGCCCGCCTTGAGCGTCGTACCGGAGGTGGCGCCGTCCACGGACAGATCCGTGGTTGAGGCCCAGGCATTGGACGTCGTCGTGGTCCCCAGATTCGCCCCATTGGTCAGTGGGGTACCTGCCAGAGACCCCGTAGTGTGAGGCGGCAGGAGCGTGTTCTCACCGACATCGAAGCCGCCCGTGCGGCCCATCATGCCCTCCCGGAACTGCTCATTGAGATTGCTCTGGGCGGCAAAGAGCCCCTTGGTCGCATCGAGAAACTCGACCGTGGAGGCCGGCGACATGATGGCCGTGCGATTGGCAACTGGCGCCAGAGAGTCTGTGAGGCGGGCTCCTGCGCGCTGGAAGTATTTGTACGTGATGACCGTATCAGTCGTCGCGTTGACGTAGTTGTTGACATACTTGTAGGCCGCTGACAACGCGTCGTATTCGATCTTCGCGGCGAGCTGCTTGACTGCCGGACGCAGGATGCGCGTCGAGAAGTCGTCGAGCGAGAGCTTACGATCCGAGGTCGTGAACGAGAGGTCCACGCCATACTGAGAGAGCACCGCCAGCGGCGTGCTGCGCTCGACATGATCCTGCCCGCTGTAGGTTGCGCCAGTCCGGACCGTGTAGCGGCTCGGCAGACGCATGTTGATTGTGTTGCCGGCCTTCATGCCAGCATTCGCGAACTCGCCTCGATATTCCTTGTTCACGTTCGCGAGGAACGTACCTTCCTGGTGGAGAATACGCGCCGCTTCGCGCGTGATGATCGTGTTCGTAAGAATCGTGTGAGACACGGTTGCAAATCACCTCAGTGCTGGGCCGCCCGGCGCGCACGGCGCGCGGCCTCCTGTTTGTTCCGCAACCGGGTCCATTCTTCGTCGGTGAGCTTGTCGCTTGCTGGGTCGTCTGGTTTCACATTAACCGCACTTGCGCCAGAGCCATCGATGCGAGGGGCCGGTGGCGGGGCCTCGCTGACCTTGTTGGTGACGGGTTTGGCAAGCTTTGCTTCCAGCTTCCCTATTTCGTAGGTCTGCAGGGCAGCAGGCAGTCGGGCGATCTGCGCCGCGAGCTGACGATTCTTCGCGAGATGATAGAGGAGCGCGGCACCATTCTCCGAGGCGATGATGGCTTCGCCCATCTCATCGGAGATCATCGGCCCACCATCCTTCGGATGGCGAAACGCGATGTCGAAATCCTCGATCTTCTCCGTCTTGGCCCACTTCTCCGCACGCTCCTGAAATTCAGTGACGGCGTACTGGCGGTCCTCGGCGGTCCGCGATTCGCGGAGCTCCTGACGGAGCTTGTCCGCTTCGCTTCTCGCGGCCTTCGTCGCTTCGGCGAGCATGTACTTGCCGTAGGCGCGCTCGTCGTAGTTGAAGTCCGCGAGCGTCTTCAGCTCGGGTTGCAACTCGACTGGTTGCTCGCGCGGTGCTTCACGTGGAGCAGGCTCCTCCCGCGTCTGCGTTCGCAACGCCAAATCGCGGTAGTAGTCCCGATCCCGTTCGGCCTCACGTCGTAACCGGGTCAGCTCATCGATGCGCTCGGAGAAGCCTGATTTGGCTTTCTGATTTTCGCTGGCATCGGCATCAGCGGCAGGGGGTGATTCTGCACCGGGAGATTCGACTTTGCTTTCGGCATCCGCCTCTGGCGTCGCGCTCTCCGTTGTTGCACCCAGGGATTCAGCACTCATGGAGAGTGGGTTTTGCCCTGTGCGACAGGTAACGCGCGCGAGAGTACTGTCTCAGATACGCGGAGGAAACGTAACTGAGGTTACGTTACTGCATGGTGCCCACGATCTCGCCATTCTGGCGCGACACGTTCACGGGGCGCGAAGCTGCTACTGATCCATCGGGATTCAGTTCGTCGATCGTGCCGATGAGTTCACCGTTCACCCGCTTGATGCGGGCAACGCGTGGGCGGGCCGGCGCGGGCTGCGCGGCGCGCTGATCGATCATCTGAATCGTCTGCTGTGCGGCTTCCATAAATTGCTGAGCAAGCGCCTGAATGCCTTGAATCGCGTTCTGCGCATCAACGAGAAGGGTCTGTTTCTGGCTCTCGATATCCTTCTGCGCAGGCTCCAGCTGCGATTGCACCTCGCGAGCGGCAATCTGCGCCTCCTTCTGAGCCAGTTGCGCCTGGGCTTTTGCCACGATGGCCTCGAAGCGAGCCTCTTCGGTTCGCAGCTGCTCGATCGCGGTCTGCACTTTTGCTTCGGCTTTCTCCGCTTCGCTCTTGCGCTGATCCGCTTCTCCAGCGGCCTGTTGAACGAGTTTGCCCTGCTGATTGACCTGTTCCTGCAGGGCGCTCACTTGTGCCATTGCGGCGCGCACCTCGGGCGCCTGCTGTCCTTTCTGCGCAATCATCTGCTGAATGGGAGCCGGCAACATCGCACGGCGCCTCTCGGCAATCTCCTCTGCATAAGGCAAATCCAGCGATTTGTAGACGAGATCGCCAGCCGTGGGCATGAGCGCCGGGTCCTGCTGCGCCATCTGCGTATAGGTCTCCGCAGCCTCCTGGCGCTGCGTGGAGAAGGATGGGCCCACCGTGACGGTCACATCGTACTTGCCGCGCGTGAGGTCATTGACGATAGCGGGCAAGCCGTCTTTGCCGATACCAACCGTGTTGATACGGACATAGTCCTCCGCGCCATCGACGCCGATCACGCGAATAGTGCGTTCTGTGTCGTAGTAGTACGGAATGAGATCGTTGATGACCGTCACGGTCCATTGCTTCGCCTTCGCCATGTTGTCCGGGAAGTTGAAGTTGACGATCTGCGTCTGCTCGGTGCGCCGTGAAATAGCAATGCCAGACTTTTCGTTGCTCCGCTCCCCGAGCGAGGCATCGTAAACGCCAGTGACGTCCTTCAGTTCCTGATCGCGGATCTGCAACTCCTGCACGAGAGCCGCAGGAATCTGTGCGCCCGGCGCCATCTGCGGCGGCCCCGGCGCTTTCGGGTCCGGGTTGTAGAGCAGATACGGCATGTTCTCCGTGATCGCCCGGTTCCACTGATCCGTGAGACCCTTTGCCTGTTCTGCGGTTGCCCAGAAATGCGACTTCGGTGCTGTCGCTACCGCCTCGGTGACCGATGTGGAGGACACGTTGTAGGCACGCTGCGCATCCTTCGCGTGGCGTGTCATGCCCCACCAGCGCACCTCGCCATCAATGACCATCCACTCACCGTGGAAGAGAATGATGCGATGGTATTGGCCCTTAAGCTCGACCGGGCCCTCCAGAATGGCATCGCCAGAAGCCACGCACATGAGGATCTTGTGACACTGCATCGTCTTGCGCGCGATGATCTGTGTCGGGTCTATTTTGTTGAGTTGCGGGTCGTCGGCATAGACGATCTTTCCGTCCTGCAGCTTTACCACGTCCCGCTCGGCGGGCTCCTTCCAGTGGTATTCGCAGATTCGAGTGGAGGTCTCATCGCGCCATTCCACATCGTCGTCGAAGGAATCTCCGTCAAAATCGACCTTGCGCGCCTTCGGGTACTTTCGCTCATAGGCGACGTTGCTGATGCGATCGAGCAAGCAGAAGTCTTCAGCGTCCCGGTGCAGCGGGTCCGTGCTGTTCTCATCGCAATACACGTTAAAGGGATTGGCGATCGGCTTGACACAGATGTCCTGCACGAATGGGTCAGTCTCTGAGTAGTCGGTCAGGATGCGCCAGGCCGCAAGTCCACCACCGACCTGATATTCCCCGGCGTGGTCTGCAATGGTGTCGAAGTCCGAGACGGACAGGATGTTGCGACCGAGACCCTCGAGCACCCGTGCGGTCGGGCGGTCCCCCTCCTCTACAGCGCGCACCTTGCCGCTCGGCCGATTGGCGCGCATCTCATTGACGATGCGCTTGGTCTTGATGCGTAGCTTCGGAAATTCATAGCATGGCCGCTTGCCGCGAGCCTTCTTGGACTTCGCATCCCAGCCGTAACCGGGGATGTGCAGAAATTTCATGTCCTCCATCGCCTGCTGGCGATTGTCGTGATCGGCCTCCTCCATCTGCTGAAAGCGGGTACGGATACGGACGAGCAATTCCTTGTCCGAGAGCTTCGATGGATTCGGCTGGGATTTATCCGAGGGCATGCTGGAAGCTTCCGTAGGGATCGGACGGGATCACGGTCGATTCGTTGGAGAACTGGTCCGCCACGATCGCCAGATAGCGCGTGCCGTCCGCGCCGTGCGATTCATCGTCATGGACCGGCGTCGAGGCTTGTCCTTCGGCATTCACGCGCCTGCGATAACGGCCCAAGCGGTTCAGGAGTTCGCTCGCATTCTCCCGATCAATGTAGAAGCGCGGAAACATTTCGCGTGTCTTGCGGATACCCTGCTCGACGCCAATGTCTTCTACGATCTCCACATCCCAGCCGAGGCTATGGAACTGCTCCTGAGCAGAAGCCCCCGTCAGGTGTTTCGCCTTGCCATCGTGCGGTAGCCAGAGCTTGCCGTAGTTGAGCTTGAGATCGCGCAGCTCCTGGCTGTAACTCGGGATGTAGCGCTGCCGGTCCTCGATGTAGCGAATGATCCGGATCTCCGATGCCATACGCTGCACGAGAATCAGGCTCATGTAGTCGTTGAAGCCGAGATCTGCGACGACGTGC